GCAAAATATGCAGTAATGAATGGTCCTAAACCAGGGTCATTAATAAGTTGTTGTGCTGTTGCCGCTGTATTAGAAAATATATTAGAAAAAGCCTTTCCAAAGTCACCCGGGCTCCTGCTGCCTCTGATATCATTAATTCCCGAAGCTGCAATACCTGCTGCTCTTCTTTGAATTTCGTTTATTGAATCCTCATTCCAATCAGCAGCATTAGATTCGCTTAGACCAGGTTGCATCGGTAATTGTATTATCTTTGTTACTTGACCCAATTTACTCGCAACACCAGTATAATCTTTAAAGTCGTTGGCCGTCGCTTTTACTGGTCCATCCGGTTTACCTAATATAGGAAAACCACCTGCATTTTTAGTTGTATACTTGTGACCAGTAATTTGAATATAATCGTACCCAAAGGATGTAAGGTCTGCTTCTGGATATTTTAGTATTTCACCATCTTTAGCAAACTGACGAGTATAGAATGGATCATCTAAATCAAGTTCAGTGTTGGTAAATCCTATATTATCAAAAGTTGTTCCAAAAGGAAGTGCATCATCTGCTGTTCCTAAAAGTGCATCACCATCTAATGATCCAAAGTCTGTAAAAGTCAAGTTAGAACCACTAGAAACCCCATCAGGTGCTAAATCACCACCAGTAAGAGTTCCATTATCAACGGAACTACTACCCGATTCTTGTTCTTCACCACCAGTTAAAGGTACCACTTCAAGTTCAACAACGGCCGGTGGTTCTTCAGTATTTGAAAGTGACTTATAACCAGGTTGTTGTTGTAATTCCTGATATTCTTTTCTTGATGTACTACCGGAGAGGTTATTTTGTGCTAAATCTAAAGTTGCTTGTTTTACACCTTTGGTTAAGTTTGAATATTGTTGAGTATTTTTTCCTGTAAAAAGTTTATCGTATTGATTTTGATCTACTATGTTGGGTTGGTTACTTGAAGCATTATATTGGTATATTAATGATCTACTACCAAAAGCACCAACTGCATAAGTATCATAACTTCCATTTGACCTGTCAGTAATGACAACTACTTTTTGTTTACTCTCTGTTTGACCAGTTAGTGGGTTTCTTCTAGTACTAGTTTGATTTAAATCAAAGGTTGCCTGATACTTTGTTGGATCATTTCCACCCAAACTCTCCCAACCTGAAGTATCTTTACTTGCCACTATTTTATTTCTCCTAATAATGGTTACTAACCCGTTTAGTTATTTATTCTGAAACTTTGATAAGGAATCGCACGAAGTGTTTTAACTTCCATAGGGTCAACTACACGAAGAATCGAAGCTTCTTCCCAAGTATAGTTTCTAAAATCACCCCAATGATAGTTTAGACCACGAAAACCCCACTCATAAACACCAACACAAGCAATTAATGGAAATTGGTCATATTCAACTCTTGGAGTTTTTGCTTGATAGATGAATGTATAATACTTACCAACATCAGGAATGACTTCTACATCTGTTAGGATTTCCATGATTTCTAACATCATGTCATCAGGATCTGTCATACTTGAGATCCTATTTTCATCCTCTTCTTTAAATCTATTCATTTCTTCCAGTGGTAGAGTTCATCTTCAGTAATAATCTTAAACTCAATCAAATTATCCTTACAAAAATCAACTGCTGCCTTCCATTTTGCCTGATTGACTGCATAAGTCTTTGCTTCTGAAATAAATCCTTTAGTTACTCTTTTCTTTTTGACTGGTGGTAGAGTTTGTTTCTTGGGTTTGATTTCAATTACATACTTTTTTAGTTTACCACTCTTTTCTTTCACTTCAATCAGAAAGTCTGGATAGTACCTATGTGGTCTTCCATCAACTGGCGAAATATAAGGTATTGAGAACTCTTCTGATGCCCATTTCACTATATTTGGATTCACATCACAGTATCTACAAAACTGTCTTTCCCAAGAACTTCTACAAATAATATTGTTTGAATTGCCAAGGTATTTTTCAGGATGTGATGGTTTATAAATTGACTTTATACTTTGACCCATCTAATATACATAGTATTATAATGTAGAAATATTTAGATGCCTGGACCATATCCAAATTCAGTCAAAACATCGGCACTAAAGAGTAAAATTCTTCATGTTGCCCAGACATCTGTATATCAAGTCAAAGTTCAACCACCAATCAGTGTAATGACTTTCTTGAATGCAAGAAATTTCAATTATTATGCAGATGGTGAAAATGTTGAATTGATGTGTTCTGCCGCATCACTTCCTGGTGTAAATCTTTTCACTCATGAAGCAACAAATGATTTCGCTGGTATGTCAGAAAAAATGGCATATCGAAAAGACTTTGGAAATACTCTTGATTTGACATTTATGGTCAATAATAGATATGATGTGATTGAATTGTTTGATGGTTGGGTTGATTTTATTGCAGGACAAAATGTGAATAATATTGGATACGAAAATTCCGCAGTATCTTATCGGATGAATTATCCCAATAGTTATAGAAGTCCGATACATGTAACCAAATTTGAAAAGAATGCAACGGCAGAAAGAAGACGTGCCAATGATAGTTATCAGTTGCGATATACTTTTATCGATGCATTCCCGATTAGTATTGCACCAACTAGTGTGAGTTACGAAGCAAGTGATGTTTTAAAATATAATATCTCCATGTCTTATACCAGATATGTTAGAGAGCGTAGATTTGCCTAATAAATAGTTTCACTTATTATTGTAGTTTATTATGCCTTTGCCAAAGATTGTAACTCCTGAGTATGACTTGGTATTACCATCAACACAGAAGAAAATTACTTATAGACCCTTTCTAGTTAAAGAAGAAAAACTTCTAGTTCTTGCCCTTGAAAGTGAGAACACAAAACAGATTACAACTGCAATCAAATCTGTTCTGAAGAGTTGTATTCTTACGAGAGGTATTAAAGTAGAGAAACTTCCGACTTTTGATATTGAATATTTGTTTTTGAATATCAGAGCAAGGTCAGTTGGTGAAGAAGTTGAGGTAAAACTTGTGGCACCTGATGATGGTGAAACAAATGTAACAGTTACTATTGACCTTGAAGACATTCAAGTTCAAACTAACGAAAACCACACTAATAAGATTAAACTTGACGATACTTTGATGATGGAAATGAAGTATCCTTCATTGGAACAATTCATTTCAAACAACTTCGATTTTGAAGGTGAAACTGACATTAATCAATCATTTGAATTGATTGCTTCTTGTATTGATAAGATTTACAGTGAAGATGATGTTTGGTCTACTGATGATTGTACTAAAAAGGAAGTCGTTGACTTCTTGGAACAGATGAGTTCAACACAATTCAAAGAAATTGAACAATTCTTTGAGACTATGCCAAAACTATCTCATACAATTGAGATTACAAACCCAATCACTAAAGTAAAAAGTACTATCGTTTTGGAGGGTTTATCCAGTTTTTTCGCATAGGCATGATCCATATGGATCTAGAGAGTTATTTTAAATTAAACTTTGCGATGATGCAATACCACAAATACTCTCTCACTGAAATTGAAAATATGATGCCCTTTGAAAGAGACATTTACGTTGCTCTCTTACAACAACATTTAGAGGAAGAAGAACAAAAGCAAAAGGCAAGACAGAATGGCTAGAGATCCTAAAGTAACAAGAAAGGCTTATGAATATAAGTTAGGGAAGGATCTTGTCTCAAAATTAGATGATAAGCAGATACACTTACTGTCAGAATACTATAATTCTCTGAGCGATAAAGAGACTAGTGAGATTGATAGTAAGATTGTTCAGGGACGTAATAATACTGAACTACATGAAATGGCCATAGGTATGGTCGAAGAAAATGAAAGTAAAAAAACTCCACCTAAACCAAAGGCGAAACCAAAAGCAAAGGTAACACCTAAACCAAAGGCAAAACCAAAAAAGGTCTATGATGAGGATAGATCTGTTGCATATAAACTACCAAATCATATTCTCAAAGATCTTGATGAGGATCAGATAAAGGATTTATCTGCCGTATATAATATGATGTCGGATAATAAGAAAAAAGAATTTGGGAGGGGTACAGGCGATTTGATGGATCTTGCTCGTCAGATGTCAGATCCTTTACAAGAAAAATATAATACGGGAGGGTTGGATTCACAGACCAATAAGCCCAAAAATAATAATAGTAATACAATGCAGGGCCCGATGCCGATGCCCTCTGCTAAGAAAAAACCAGACAAGAAGGCTGTAACTGCCATTGTCAAGAAGTTTAGTGCAGAGAAGAAAGAAGATACCAAACAACAAACTACAAATGAAACTATTGATCCAACAATATTGAGATTGTTGGGTTTAGAAGACGCATTTGACCTTGATTACGATACTTATAAGACTCTTCTTCGTGAGAAGATGGCTGCGGGCAGAATGTCTAAAAGTCAGATTCCAACTGAAGAGACAGAACTTCTTACTAATGAATTTAAGAGAGTAAAGAGTAAGACTGGTAGGTTTAAACCAAAGAAAAAGACAGTTAATATCTCTAAGGTAGTTCAAAGTGGTAAAAAATATAACAAGTCTGCAGTCAATACACAAAAACTTTTAAGTGGTTCTAAAGAAGCAGAATCAACTAAGGTTCAAGTAAAAGGTGAGGCGGTTACAAATTCTTTCGAGAATATCAATCAAAGTTTACTTGGTATTGATAGTCTTCTTAAGGGGATATTGGGTGAAGAGAAGAAAGAGTCTGAACAAGAAGCAAAGACTGCGAGAAAGTCTGCACAAAAGGCAGAAGAAGAAAAGTCTGAAAAGAGTGCAAAGAAGAAGGCTACCAGTGCTCTAAAGGGATTCAAAGCTCCGAAGATGGGTTTCCTTGATATGATCAAGAGATTCTTTAAGAATATCTTACTTGGCGGTTTTATACTGAAAGCACTTGATTGGTTTCAGAAAGAAGAAAATCAAAT